ATTCAAGTCTTCAATATCCTTGTAACTTTGGGAATGAAGACCACTTCTCTGTGGTGGGAGAGGTGAGTTGGTGGTATAATAAGGAGGGTTTTTATACCCTCCTTTTTTCTATTATAAATTAATATAAAAATTATAACAAATTATGAACTTTACTGTATATTCTAAAGAGGATTGCCCATACTGCTATAAAGTCAAACAAGTTCTTGAGTTGACAGGAAGTAACTTTGTAGTATATAATCTCAATGAGCATTTTACCAGAGATGAGTTTTATGCCGAGTTTGGCGAAGGCTCTACTTTCCCACAAGTTATTTGTGATGAACAAAAATTAGGAGGATCAGTTGACACAATCAAATTCCTCAAGGAAAAACAAATCATCAAATCTTGACCTAAATAAAAAGGAAGACCACTTTAATCGTGGTGTTGAACTTATACTTAATGGAGGCAAAAGAAAGCAGACTCAACCGTTTCACATCATCTTTGAGAAGATGGTTTGCTTTCTAAATCGGGAGGTAACCATCTATTTTGAGTTTTCCTTTATATCAAGGAAGAAAAAGTAGTTTCCCGGAGCAAACACATGTTAGCAATCAGTTTAGTATTCGGTTCTTTTCTAACAGTATTGTTTCTGATTGTGGGAGTAATGCTTGGTTGGGTTGCCAGAGAATACATGATGAATCACCAAGAAGGTCCAAAACAAATTGCATACCATCCAGAGTTTTATGATAAGGATGGTGAGTTAATCGATCAAGAAATCGTATCAGTACGATTTGAGCAAGGATACTTTGAAGATGAGTTTGAAGTAGAGGAAGACGAAGAATAGTCAATAAATAACTTTAACATTATTCAACATTTTGTTCATCATATGACTACGACAACTAAAGCAAAAACACCCGTTAAAAAGACCACTTCAAAGGCAACTACTGCTAGAGTTACTGCAACTCCAAGTTTGCCAAACAACCCGTTTGTCTTTGAAGTATTAGATATTGTATCAAGACAAAAAACAAATTCCAAGAAGGTAGAAATTCTTAGAAAGTATGAGCATGTCGCATTGAAATCAATCTTTATTTGGAATTTTGATGAATCAGTAATTTCAATGCTTCCAGAAGGTGCGGTGCCATATTCTGGATACTCAGACCAAACTTCTTACAGCGGGTCTCTTACAACGAAGATTTCTGAAGAAGTTCGTAAGATGCACGAAACTGGATCTTTTTCAATCGGATCGAGTGATAAGCAAGGGCATACCACAATTAGTAGAGAATACAAAAACTTTTATCATTTCATCAAAGGTGGTAATGATTCGTTGAATAATATTCGTCGTGAGACAATGTTTATTAATATCCTTGAAGGTCTTCATCCTCTTGAAGCAGAAATTCTTTGCCTGGTGAAAGATAAAAAGTTGAATACAAAATATAATCTTACAAAAGAAATTGTTGCTGAAGCGTATTCAGACATTCAGTGGGGCGGTAGAAGTTAATCTAAATTTTTGAAGTTATTATCATGGAAAAAAATCTTATAGAAAAACCAAAGATGCCATCAGATAAAGGAGAGGCGCCCAATAAAGATTTAAACCATGCCTGGACTCCCGAAGAAAAGGAATTGTTTAAATCAAAATATGGGTGTGAAGTTATCAAACAAAACTGTACTCTAGAAGAAGCAAAAGACAGTCAAGTTCCAACTGATGCTTACATAGTCACTTATCAAATTGATGGTAAAACTTGTTATGATTTAACACGCTGTGGAAAGAGATCTAATTTGTTTGATATGTATTACGATAATCTCGGTCCAGTAGTTCGTAATATTGACTGGGGTTATGGAAAGATTAATCCAAAACTCTGGGGATATCAGGCACCCGAAAAGAAAAAGCGTAAGTGATTCCCCAGAAGGGGCAAAAAATTCCGGCAAAATTTTCTCACGCGAAGATTTTATAAATTTGTATCGTATGATACAAATCATACTTGATAAATATCCACGAAAGGGAGTATAATACTCTCATCGTTCATCTGGGAAACCAGACGGAAGTAAGCCGACTCGGAACGGATTAAAACCTACTTATAGGTCGTTCATCTATGGAAACACTTCTTTTAACTTGCCTTCAAGCACAGTTAATGGTTGGGAGAATTCATAAAGTTGATATTCCAAAACAAGCAAAAAATGACTTGGTTTGGGAAATCAAACAGATTACTCCAAAAGAGTGCAAAATAGACGCAAAAGCCGACTGAAGGAACGCTCTTTAGCCTCAAAATTAAGGAGAAAACCTAATGTCTAAAGTCGTATATCGTGGTGTTGAATACGATACTCAAAAGCGTATTGAATACCAACAGCAAATGCAACAACAAGCCCAACAATACAACGAAACCTATCGTGGTGTTAAGTTTGTAAAGGAGGGGCACAAGTGAAAAAACTTAACTTCCTTCAAATCATTAAAGAGCAAAAACAAAAAGAAGAGCGCCGTCACCAAGCACAACTAGCACAACTCGTTGGAGCAAAGTGATGTTCGCAGTATTACAAATTGCCGCAGGATCTGCGGTTGTACTTGTTTTATTGTCGCTTTATATTCAATTTTTATTTAAGTAGAAATCGGAGGGGTTGATCTCCTCCTTTTTTTATAGGTATAAACTCGTAGGTATAAATTATTGTTAAGGAATCAACACAAAACACCTAGATAGTAGTAGAATATAGAGGTGAAGCGTATGAACGAAAACCCCTTTGTTATGTTATTCTATGTGCATGGAGGTTATTATGCACAACCTAATCTCTTACAATCAATTAGCTGGATGGAAACAATTTGAGGAGACAGTAGAACGATCTAATGAACAGAACGACTTAGTTAATGATTATTTTAATTGTTTGATTGAGTGTGATGATGAAAAACAAACTTGTAAAAGAATTTGTAGGGAGTTGTTAAGCAAGTCATAATGAAACGGGGGGTTGACTGCCCCTCTTTTTTTATGGTAAAATGCCTGAAGAGAATAGTAACTTATGGATAAAGACAAACTAAAACTTCTTGTTCGTAATTTAGAACTCTTGGTTGATTCTCTGAAAGCAGAAGTTTATTCTGATGTTTCTGCGTATAATAAGTATACAGAACCAGAAGTCAGAAAAAGACCAGTGTTAGATTACGACGAAATTTTTGAGGATTCTGATTTAGATGACCAGTAGAGCACGAGAACTCATTAAACTTTTAGAAAGATTGGTAAAACAAGAAAATCTTTATACTGATGAAAAAATCAGAGAGATGAAAACACAACTGCGAACGCTTAAGGAAGAAATCGCAGAACTTGAATCAAAAACATCAAAAGGATTTGGAAAGAAATGACTGTAAAACTTATCAGCGTGACTCCCGATGCAGAACAAACAATGGCGTTTATTGCGAGAGTTAGTAATCCAGAGAATCAGGATTCTGAAAACTATGCGGGTTTGCTACGTTATTGTATTAAGCACAATCATTGGTCTGTGTTTGAGCAATCTTCTATGAGTCTTGAGATTGAAACTAACCGTGGTATCGCAGCTCAGATACTTCGACACAGGTCCTTTACATTTCAGGAATTTTCACAAAGGTATGCTGACACAAATCTAATCACCGAAAATATTCCTATTCCAGATCTTCGTAAACAAGATACCAAGAATCGTCAAAACTCCACAGATGATCTTGGTGACTATGTAAAACTTAAGTTTCAGGCAGAAATTGCTGAATTGTTTAAGCACTCTAATAACCTCTACAAGCGAATGTTAGAGGCAGGTGTAGCAAAAGAGTGTGCAAGATTTGTATTGCCTTTAGCGACGCCCACACGCATCTATATGACGGGTTCTTGCAGGTCGTGGATACATTACATAACACTTAGATCTGCCAATGGTACTCAAAAAGAGCATATGGATATTGCTCTTGAATGCAAAAAAGTATTTTCTGAGCAATTCCCGACAGTTGCAGAAGCTCTTGAGTGGGTCTAAATATTTTATGTTGAGATTATAACTGATGCCTACATATCGCTTCGAAAATACTGAAACTGGTGAAATCTTTGAGAAATGGATGCTTATGGCAGAAAAGGACCCATATCTCAAAGAAAATCCTCATCTCAAACCACTCATTCCAACACAAATGAATGTTGGTGAGGTGGGAGATTGGAGAAATAAATTAACTCAAAAACATCCTTCGTGGAATGATGTCTTAGGTCGTGCTCAAAAAATGCCCGGTTCAACTGTAAAAAAACTCTAATATGGCAAGAAGAAAAAGAGGAAACAACGATCAACCAATCGGTGTTGGTCTGACCGCAAAACAAATGAAGAGGAGAAAACCTCTAAGTGCAGAATACTTGGTTGATATTGACCCTCTTACAGAAAACCAAAAGCGTTTGTTTGAATCTTATACTGACGGTAAACATCTAGTTGCCTACGGGTGTGCTGGAACGGGTAAGACCTTTATTACTCTTTACAATGCTCTTGCTGACGTTCTAGATGAATCAACTCCTTATGAGAAAATCTATCTTGTTCGTTCATTAGTTGCGACAAGAGAAATTGGTTTCCTTCCTGGTTCTCACGAAGATAAGGCAGATATTTACCAGATTCCTTATAAGAATATGGTGAAGTATATGTTCCAGATGCCTAGTGATTCTGAATTTGAGATGCTCTATGGCAACTTAAAGTCGCAAGAAACAATTAAGTTCTGGTCAACTTCTTTTCTTCGCGGAACGACTCTTGATAATGCAATCATTATTGTGGACGAGTTTCAGAATCTAAACTTCCACGAACTTGATTCCATCATTACTCGTGTTGGTGAGAATACCAAGATTTGTTTCTGTGGTGATGCTTCTCAATCAGACTTACAGAAAACAAATGAGCGTAATGGTATTGTAGATTTTATGTCAGTATTGCGTAAAATGCCATCTTTTGATATAATTGAATTTGGTGTAGACGATATTGTTCGTTCTGGACTTGTCAAAGAATACATTATTGCGAAAATGGATGCTGGTTTTTGATGTTTAATCATATTGATATTGAACTCCCAAAGTTGGAGCGTGAAACGATTGATGGTGTAAGATATTATTCTGTGCCAGATGAGGAAAAACTCCTTAAGTTAGTATCCATTACTTCTATTACGAGTCATTTTAATCGTGAAATCTTTGTCAATTGGCGTAAAAAGGTCGGTGAGGAGGAAGCTGATAAGATTACTAAAGCGGCGACTTCTCGCGGCACGGATATGCATTCTCTTACGGAGCACTACCTTAAGAATCAAGATTTGCCGTCTGTTGCGCCGATTGCGGATTTTCTTTTTAAGATTGCGAAAACGGAGATAAAGCGCATAAATAATATTTACGCCCTTGAAGGGTCCCTATATAGTAAGCAACTGGGTATTGCTGGGACAGTTGATTGTATCGCTGAATATAACGGCGAGTTAGCAATAATTGACTTTAAGACTTCTAAAAAACCAAAACCACGCGAGTGGATTGAACACTATTTTGTTCAATGTATGGCATATGGTTGTATGCTATATGAACTGACTGGTATTTCAGTCAAAAAACTTGTAATCATCATGGCTTGTGAAAATGGAGAATGCGTCGTTTATGAAGAATATGACAAATCAAAATACATCAAACTTCTCACCGAATACATTAGAAAGTTTGTTAGAGATAAACTGGAGATCTATGGAACCAAATAAAGAATTAGAACAAGTCATAGAAAATAAGTTTCTTACTCCTTCAAAGTTTGCTCTAGAAATAGAGAAAATTGTAATTGAAGAAAACTTCAATTATATTGACGCAATTTGTCATTATTGTGAGATCAATAGTCTTGAAGTTGAGTCAGTTACAAAACTTATTTCAAAACCTCTAAAAGAAAAGTTGAAATATGATGCGATAAGTTTAAACTTTATGAAGCGGACCTCGCGTGCAAAACTGCCTCTATGATTGTGACTCCATTTGAAACTTATCAACATTATCTGTCACTTAAAAATCATTTTACAAATCCAAAATACGATTTCTTCAAGTATGGTGCGAAGACCCGTGCCAGTATTGCTTCCTTTAATAAGAGGCGCGATAAATATTGGTTCGAGAAAACAAGTCGCAAATACTCTGACAAAGAAGTCGTAGATTTTTTAGTATCAAATTTTGTAGAGGCAGACAACGCGAGTAATTTATGGATTGGCGAAATTATCAATTCTGGCGAAAGGAAATACGCAGATTGGATGCGGAGACAACAGAGTTTGACTTACTTGTTCAAAGAGCAAAGCAGCGAATTGTTCTTGGAAACAAAATTAGAGGATGCCTTGAACTGTTCCAAAGGTCATCCACCCGTTCTAAAAAGATTCCTGAGCGGGAAGATTTCTATTGAAACTCTAATCATCTATGATAAAATATTCCTGTTCGGGAAAAAGTTTGATAAGAAACTTTCAGATCCGGTATGGGAAACCGTCAGTTTAAAAATGAAAAAATACAATCCATTTCTAAATATTGATGTGTTTCAATTCAAGAAGATTTTACGGGAAATTATCAATGAGTAAATTTTTTGATTCTGATATTATTCAGGAAGAACTGAAAGAAATCAATCAGTTACAAGAGAGTATATATGGAAGCATTTTGACTTTTGGTGTTATGTCCCGTGAAGATAAACTGGAGCATATTGAAAGACTTGAAATGTTACTTGAAAAACAGAGAGTAATGTATACAAGATTGTCTCTTTCGGATGACCCAGAAGCGGTTGTGATGAAAGAGAATCTTCGTAAATCAGTTGCCCTGATGGGTTTCCCACCAGAGACTGATATGGGAGTACTGTTTAGCAGTATGACCAAAACCATCGAATCTCTCAAGCAATTCATTGACGGTTGAGAGCATTTTTGCTATAATATCCAAGTAATCCAATTCATCCCAAGTATCCTAAAAATCCTATGTCATTCGAAAATCTTAAGAAGCAATCCAAACTTGGTTCTCTCACCGAAAAACTGGTGAAAGAAGTAGAAAAAATGAATAACTCCGAAAGTTCTAGTGATGACCGCTTTTGGAAGTTGAGTGTAGATAAGTCAAATAATGGTTATGCCGTAATCCGTTTTCTTCCTGCTCCTAATGGGGAAGATATTCCGTTTGTCAAAGTTTATAGTCACGCATTTCAAGGTCCTGGTGGTTGGTTAATTGATACGTGCCTGACTACCGTGAATCAAAAGTGCCCTGTGTGCGAGCACAACTCTGGACTCTGGAATAATGGCACTGATGCTGGCAAAGAAGTTGCCCGTAAGCAGAAGCGTAAACTGACTTATGTCAGCAATGTTTATGTCGTCAAAGACCCTGCCAATCCTGAAAACGAAGGTAAAGTCTTCCTCTTCAAGTATGGTAAGAAAATCTTTGATAAGATTATGGAAGCAATGCAACCTGAATATGAGGACGAAACTCCGATTAATGCCTTTGACTTCTGGCAAGGTGCAAACTTCAAACTGAAGGCAAAGAGTGTTGCTGGTTATCGTAACTATGATTCCAGTGAGTTTGCTTCGGTTGGAGCTCTTCTGGACGATGATGATGCAATGGAAGCAATCTGGAAGAAGCAGTATTCTCTTACCGAATTTGTTGCTCCTGACCAATTCAAGACTTATGAAGAATTGAAGAAGCGTCTTGATTCAGTGCTTGGTGCAAAGTCTGTGCGTCTCGATGAAGAAGTTGATAACGAGGAAGAGTATTCTCGTGGTTCTGCAAGGGACCTTGATGATGGTCTTCGTAGCGAACTGAATAATCTTCAACCCACTCGTCGTGCTGCTGCTCCAGTGGAAGAAGATGAGGATGATGACGCACTTTCGTACTTCGCAAAACTTGCCGAAGACTGATGTGTATGAGGAGGAGAGAAATCTCCTCCTTTAAAATGGAATTGAAACCTTTGTGTTTTCAGTCTTAATTAATCTATCATTCACATACTGCGATGACCTATCATAGATCATCGCTTTTCTTGTATCATTAATAACTTGTTGGAGGTATCTTGGTTTTAATACGTAGATACCTCTTTTATCATTGTTTTTTCTGACTTCATATTCATAATTACTCACACCCACAATTGGGTCTGATATGCGAATGACATTTTCTCCAAGTGCTGTTGCGTCATTTGTATAAAGATTTCCATCGTAAGTATAATAAACTTTAAAGTCTTCATCAACAACTTGACCAGAAGGTAAAATTAAACGATCTTCTGGGTCTTTGACTTCTTTGGTTTCATAATGATGAATTTCATTTAAGTCACTTCCATAAATTGATTCCGAATAATCATAGACTTGTTTATCGGAAAGTGGCCATTCATCTCTAAGTCTTGTAATTCCTGCAGATACAATCACAACCCAATCATATTGAACGCTTCCATAAAGTTCTTGTGCGACCAACTCTGGTCTGGAACCATCTGGAATTTGATATTTGTCAAAGATAGTGAAGACATTTTGTAAGTCGTCACGAAGTTTAACTCTACGGAATAAATTCTTTACCGTGACATATTGATGAGAAGATTTAGTTCCTGGTAAAAAGGATTGATATTCTAAATTTGGAAGTTCTCTGAAGTATGTCATTAGTATCCAACTCCTGTTTCGTTTCTTTCCGGGTAGTCTTGGGCGTAAATTGGAGTCAACTCTTGGAATGTTAATCCCAAACTCATATGCACTGGAGTTCCGTCAGAATAGGTTGCATATGTATTAGACCCAGTAAAGTTAAGTGCTAAATCAGTAAGGGCGCAAATTTTAAACTTGTTGAGATATGGATGTGGTTTTCCACCACTCATATATTGAACTTTAAAAACGCTTGGAGCAGTTAAGAATAATCCAGCAGCTGCTCCAGTTTGGCTTCCTTTTCTAGCTGCCATTTCTTTTTTAAGGAAAATGACCATATTTCGAATTACTTGTGCTTCTTTATCATCTCTTGGCGCCAAATCGAAGGCAAATTGAAATGGTGCTCGAAGATTTAAACCTCTGAATAACAATTCAATATTTTCATTAAATACTGCTCCTGTTTGTCTTGCTAAAACATCATTAAATAGACCATCTTGCCCTAGCAATTGTTCAACACCTTTTGCAGCAAAAAAACTTTGCAATCCTTTTTGACCTAGTGTTGTTTGTGCAGCTTTGCTGATACCAACAGCAGCTGCTGCTAAACTTGACCCCAAATTACTAAAAAAATCTTTACTTTCTATAGTTTTAGATGCTATTCCCAATCCTAAAGTTGCTCCTGGACCCATTCTACCTTCAGACCAACTCGCAGATTGTGTGTTGGTAGGCATACTTTGTGGAATGGGTAAAATAATAGTCCCTCTTATTTCTTTTGCACCCAAACTATCATATAGTCCATCAGAACTTTTTTGAGCAAAAGAAAAGTTTTGCTGTGTAGGAACATTAAGTCCTGGAGGACGATACTTATAAGCATCAATTTTTACATAGTCAGTATTCTGATCTATGAGACCTAATGGGTATCTGAATACTGTTGGTTTGGACATTTATTTTTTGAACTATTTAGTTAGAATGTTGCTGAAAGGCAATCGCCTTAAGTCATCTATTTCTTCCCTATAGACCTCATAGACAGCACCTGCAACTTCATCCCAAGTGTATTGGCGCACTTCTCCCCAGTGATAATTGATTCCTCTAAATCCCCAATTAAAAACTTCTGTAACTGCGACTAAAGGATTTTGGTCATATCTCACTCCAGAAGTCTTTGCGTTATATACAAAAATATAAAACTTACCTGCCTTCGGTGGTCCTACAGTTTCTGGTAAAATAGTCTTTAATTTATTCATAATATCATTAGCATTTTCTGTCCCAAGCAGATTTTTTACAAGAAGGGTAATACGACTTCTTTTTCTTTGTTGTAAAGTCTTTCTTGGCATTACTTAATTCCCAATTCGTGTTCGGTGATTACCTTAAACTCATACCCACGATCAGCACACCATTCTCTTGCTGCTTCCCACTTTGATTGATTTTTAGCATACTCATAAACCTCTGCAATGTATTGCTTTGTTTGTCTCTTTGGTTTTGGGGGAGGCACTGTTTGTTTTGAGGGTTTAATCTCAATCATATATTTTTTAATACTACCATCAGATTCTTTGACTTTAATAAGGAAGTCTGGAAAGTACCGATGTATCTTTCCGTCGATTGGTGACCGATAAGGAATTGCTTTTTCTTCTGATGACCATTCAATTATTTTTTCATTCGTATCACAATAGACACAAAACTTTCTTTCCCAAAGAGATCGATAAATGATATTTGTAGGATCTCCGTTGTATTTTTCAGGATGCGATGGTTTATATTTTCCCTTATATGACATCTAAATACTTAATAATATAAGACTCGTATAAGGTATTTAGAGTGGCATTTCCTCGCAGAATATCGGATATTAAACCACTGCTAACCAATCTTGCACAAACTTCTCATTATGAAGTGCAATTTGGAATGCTGCCTCCAGAGTTGATGTTTTACCTTTCTAGAAGGGGAATCAATCCCAGATTTATTGCTGAAGGCGCTGGTCTGTTATGCTACTCTGCTGTGCTTCCAACAACATCATTAGGATCTTTTACAGTTGATGGAAATTATATGGGAGTTCAAGAAAAGTTTGCAAGCTCTAGAATCTATTCAGAAATCACTCTAGATTTTTATGTCGATAGTGATTATCAAATGCTTAACTTTTTAGAATGTTGGATGGAATTTATTGCCAGTGGGTCTTTTAATAATCAAGGTCTTATTGGTGAAAACGCACCAATTAGTCAAAATGTCAGTAATTATTTTGTGAGAATGCAATACCCCCAATATTATAAGGCAAATCAAGTTAGAATAGTTAAGTTTGATAGGGATTATCGAAGGGAGATTGTATATAATTTTAGAGGGTTGTTTCCATTAAACATAAGTTCAGTTCCTGTTTCATATACGTCATCAGATACTTTAAAAGTTTCTGCTTCTTTTCAATACGATCGTTATATTGCTGGAGCAACAAATTCCTTTAATCAATTTGTTATCGGAAATAATAATAATCTCAATCCTCTTCAACCGCAGAATATTCCATCGGCTCCACAATCTGCAGAGGATGTTTTCCGAGCATCTCAGGAAACTTATACTTTTGGAGTAAGCAATAGCGAAGCACTTCAGTCAGCATCAGATTCTTTATCTTCAAATCCATTATCTACACAAGCGAACTCAGAAACTCTCTTCTAAATAACTTTACTGACGTTTCTATAGGTTATTATGCCTTTACCAAAAATTTCAACACCGACCTATGAGTTGGAAATTCCTTCTCTAAAGAAAAGTATCAAGTATCGCCCATTTCTTGTGAAGGAAGAAAAGGTTTTAATCATTGCAATGGAAAGTGAAGACCCAAAGCAAATTGCTGAAGCAGTAAAAACAGTAATTGGCAATTGCATTGTTACTCGTGGAATTAAGATTGAGCAACTTGCAACTTTTGATATTGAATATTTGTTCCTCAACATTCGTGGAAAATCTGTTGGTGAAACCGTTGATGTTTTAATTACTTGTCCCGATGATGGAAATACACAAGTTCCTGTAAGTATCAATCTAGATGATATTGAAGTTGAGTTTAGAGAAGACCATTCGAGAGATATCAAACTTGATGATAGTTTAACTTTGAGAATGAGATATCCATCAATGCAAGAATTTGTCAAGAGTAATTTTATTGCTGGATCTGAAATTTCTGTTGATGAAACATTTGATATGATTACCTCTTGTATTGAGCAGATTTATAGTGAAGAAGAGTCTTGGTCATCTTCTGATGTAACAAAAAAAGAACTTAAGGAATTTCTTGAGCAACTAACTTCTCAACAGTTTAAAGACATTGAAAAGTTTTTTGAAACAATGCCTAAACTTTCTCATACTATTAAAGTTACAAATCCAAATACTGAAGTGGAAAGTGAAGTAGTATTGGAGGGTCTAACAAGTTTTTTCGCCTAGGAATGATGCACGAAGACCTTGCATCATACTACAAGACAAACTTTGCCTTGATTCAGCACCATAAATATTCATTAACAGAGTTGGAAAATATGATTCCTTGGGAAAGGGAGGTTTATATTACTCTTCTCCAACAATATATTGAAGAGGAAACCCTGAAGAATCAAGCGAATGGATAGGGCAGAAGCTGGTTTAAGAGCACAAACAGGTGAAAAACCGGGTGGTGGGTATTATACTGGCACAGAAAGAATTACCCTTCAAAAATTTTCTTTAGGTAGAATTACAACCCTCCCAAGAACTGTTTTTGGTGGGCGTGTAGTCTCTGGCGGTGGAGGTAGTGCTGGAGTAGGTGGAGGAGGTGGCGGTGCTGGCGCCACTACTGGCACAGCAATTGTAGTTAGACCTCAAGTTAGTTTAGTTGATAGAGCACAAGACTTAAGCATTCAAACAACTCAACAAACAGTTGGCGGTCTTCAGCAGAGTCTTGATGTGATTCGTGTGCAAGTCACCGACTTAAATCAGGGAGTGCAAAACACTGCCAAATTATTGCAAGCAGAAAGTGCTGTTGAGCAAAATCAACTCAAGCAAGAGCAAGAACAAGAAAGAAGATTAGCAGAGCGTAAAATTCGTCTTGGTAAAGAAAGTGCTCTTGAAAGAGGAATTCAAGCGGCACTTGCAAGACCAATACTCAAACTTCAACAAACCATTACAAGTTTGTTTGACCGTATTATGGGGTCTCTGACAACATTATTCTTTGGATGGCTTACAAATCAAGGTATTGAAACCTTAAAAGCACTGACTGAAGGAAATAGTAAAAAACTTGAAGAAATTAAGAATAATGTTATTAAGAATGTTTTATATGCAATAGGTGCTTTTGCTGCTGTTAAAATAGGATTCGGTCTCTTAATGAGAACGATTACTGGATTAACATTGAGATTGGGGGCACTTGTTGCTAGAATTGCTTTAGCACCTTTTAGATTAGCAGGGTCAGCAATTGGTGGGTTGCTTGGACTTGGTAGAGGGGCAGCAAGAGCAATTACAGGTGCTGGTGGTAGGACTCCCATTACTACAAGTGGTGGAAGAGTTTTGAGTAGAAGCGGACCTTTGGGAAGGTTTTTAGGTGGAATTGGAAATATTGGAAAAGGTGCTCAAGGAGTTTTAAGGGGAGCTGGAAATGTTGCTTCTAAACTTTTTGCTCCTATAGCACTTGGAGTTGGAACTTACAGAATTGCAAAAGGAGATATCACGGGCGGATTGTTGTCCTACGCATCTGCTGTCCCAATTATCGGACTTCCTGCTTTAGGTGTTGACATTGCAAGAGAGTATGGTGCTTTTGAAGGAACATTCTTGGGTAAGAAAAAAGATAATGCGCCAACACCAACACCAACAGCAGCAAAAGTGTCTCCATCACAACCACAAACACCAGCAATGCCGCCAGCATCTGAAATGAAATTCAGTGTGGATACTGCAAATATGTTACAGGCACCAGCACAACCTTTAGCACAAGAAACAGCATCTCCTTACGGAACATTAAATATCGAAGGATTGATTCAAGAAAAACCAGCGGCAAACATGCAGGCACCACCAAAACCAACTACTCCTGTTGGAACATTACCTGAAGCAAAGGCAAATATTATTATGGCAGGTGGTGGTAGAGATAGAACACAAACAATGGTAGCACAACAAGAACCATTGACTGATGTGCCATTCATACCATCTTCCAATACTGATAATTTTTATGTGCTTTATTCACAAATGAATTATAATGTGGTGATGTGATATGGTAGTAGCATCTCCTCTAAATTTAAAAAAAGTTACGACTTCGGCAAGTGATTCTCAAAAGAAAGTCACTGAAGCACGAAGCTCTGTAAAAAATATTGGTCAGGTTATTCTAAAAAGAACTAAAGTTAAAAGAGAATCATTTGCACAGACAAATCTTTTTAGAAAAAGAAGAGAAGAAAATGAAAAAAGAATGATGCTTGAGGATGAACTTGAAGCGCCAAGAGTTGCTATTAGTCTTGGTGGTCCTCAACAACTTACTCAATCAGCAGGCGTGGGGGGGTTTTTTAATCGAATTTTAGGATTTATTGGATACTTATCTGCTGGGTGGTTGATGAATAATCTTCCGACTTGGATTGCAATGGGTAAAGAGTTTGTTGCAAGAATTCAAAAAGCAGGTCAAATTCTTTCAGGATTTTTTAATAACACCATTAGATTGTTTGTTAATGTTGGAAATATTTTAGGAGCACTTGGTCAAAATCTATTGCAGTTTGATTTCTTTGATACTTCAAACCGTGTCAAAACTGCAATGAGTGATTTGAACTTTACGATGGAAAACCTTACAAGTCAAATTGAAGAAGCATTTGGACTATTAACAACTCCACTCACAGAAGGTAAGTATAGTGGAGAAAAGATTCCTGAAGTGGGCACACAGCAAACTAATGAAGGTGCTTATGCAGAACCACCACCTTACAGTGGTGGCACCGTGACTTCAGGGGGTGGGACAAAATATCCCGAATTGGCATCCTTAGTTGTAAAGGGTGAGGGTGGACTTAATTCAGTTAATAGGGGAAATGCTGGTGATACTCCAGGTGGTGCAAAATCTATTTTTGGCAAAAACCTAACTGATATGACAGTTGGTGAAATTATGCAAGCTCAAAAAGAAAATAGAGTTTTTGCAGTTGGTAAATATCAATTTATTCCCGTCACTTTAGCTGGTGCGGTTAGACATACTAAAATTCCATTAAATGCTAAGTTTAATTCTGCAACTCAAAACAGACTGTTTGATTATTTGATTGATGTAAAGAGACCAGAAATTGGTGCATATATTAATGGAAAATCAAATAATAGAAGATTAGCTATTCAACAATTGGCAAGAGAATTTGCTTCAGTTGGTCTAGAATATCCTGAAGCTGGTAGAGTTCGTGGGCAATCTAGATATGCTGGTGTTGGTAGAAATAGAGCTAGTATATCACCTGAAACAGCGGGAGATGCTCTAGATATGCAAAGAAAAGGAGGTCCCGCTCAGACTTCTCAACAATCTACACAGGCAGTTTCATCTAGAGGAATTACCCCAATTATAACAAGTAGGTATGGGGAATTAAGGGGGACACGAACACATGGTGGATCCGATTTAGCAGTTAAACAAGGCACCTCATTAAGGGCTGTTTCTGATGGTGTTATTGTTGATTCTGATTATGAAAACGGATGGGGAAACTTTTTAGTAATGAGAGATAATCTTGGAATTTACCATTTATATGGGCATATGCAATCTGGATATAAACGCAGTGGTCCAGTTAAAAAAGGTGAGGTAATTGGCAAAGTTGGAATGAGTGGAAGAACTAGTGGACCTCATTTGCACTGGGAAACTGGAACTGGATGGAATGGTGGTACTTTAACTGGTAAATTTGACCCACTAAACAAATATAGTAAATTTGCACCATTTAACACAACATCTGAAGTGCAAATGTCTGCACCACCACAGCAAACAAATATGGTGCCATTATCACTGACACCGGAAAGAAAGGGTCAAGACATTATGATTATTGAACCTCAACAACAGCAGAATATCATTACTCCTGCATCTGGTGGTGGAGATATGTCACCGTCTCCAATCAGTGATTTTCAACTGTTAAATAACTTTATCAAGAATAAACTTCTTTTAGATTTAGCATACGTATAATGTCAATTCAAAAGTCCATATATGAAGAGTTAATTTTAGAATCGAGCGACCGTAGTCGAACGATTGACATTTCAACAGGTGCTATTTCGATTGATTATTATGAGGATATTTTCTCTCCAACTATTACTGCAAAAATAAAAGTCATCAACACCGGAAACACAATTGTTGCAGAGAATGGCACCGGAAGGCAGTCAATTTATAATGGTCTTCCTTTAAGAGGTGGTGAAAGAGTTTCGATGAAAATTGCAGGCAACTCTGCAACAAATCCCGGACTAGATTTTACAAAAAGAGTTGCAGATTACTTATATGTTTCAAGTATCACTGATGTAATTTCGGAAACCAATCAAGAAAGTTTTACACTTCACTTGGTTTCTAGAGAAGCAATCACAAATGAAACTGTACGAGTTGGTAAAAAGTTTAAGGTTGATAGTGCAATTAGTGATTCTGTAGAAAATATCTTAACAAATTATCTTAAAACCGAAAAAATAGGTGCAATTGATAAATCCTCAAACAAATATGGATTTATAGGGAATTTGAGGAAACCCTTTACTCTTTTAGTCTGGTTAGCATCAAAGGCAGTTCCTCAATCTTCTGGAAGTGCAACTGCTGGATTTTTATTCTATCAAACACAGGATGGATTTCAATTTAGATCTGTTGATGGATTGATTACACAACCACCCAGAACAGATATAAACGATACCCGTGTTGTTTATACTTATAATCAGGTCAATCAGGCATATGATGAAAATGACGACAAGGTTAATAATGATTTTAGAATTTTAAATTATTACATCGAGAAAAATCAAAATCTAATTGAAAAACTTAAACTTGGCACTTATGCAAGTCATCGAATGTTTTTCAATCCACTAGATTTTTCATTCTCTAAACCAGAAGAAGGAAAGTTTAAACTTGAAGATTATGCTGGAAAGTCAAATAATCTTGGCAGTCAAATTAAACTACCACCACTATCTGATGGTTCTGATTTAACACTGGGAGATGTACCAACTAGAATTATTACTGCAGTTTATGATGTGGGGACATTGAATCCTGCAACTAGTTTGGAAGTTTCTTCAAAAATTAACTCTGACCAAACTTTATATCAATCTCAATCTTTAATGAGATATAATATTCTGTTTACTCAAACTTTGAGTATTATTGTACCATCCAATACAAACTTAAGAGCTGGAGACGTAGTTGAATGTCGTTTTCCAAAGATTACACAATCGGACGCGAAGGAATATGACACTGAAACGAGTGGTCTATATATGATTAAGGAATTGTGTCATCACTTTGATGCGAATCGTTCATATACTTCTATGAAATTAATCAGAGACACTTTTGGAATTAACAAGAAGGCATAATAAATGATAGACGAATCACTTCTTAAAAGTAATTTTATCGGTAGAGACGGTTTTCGATGGTGGATTGGACAGATTCCTCCTATCGAGGATATGAATGGTCAAGTAGATGGTAAGGGATGGGGAAATAGATTTAAAGTAAGAATTATTGGTTATCATCCTTATAGTGAAGCAGAACTTCCTAATGAAGACCTTCCTTGGGCACAATGTTTAATTCCAACTACAGCAGGAAGTGGTGCTGCAAATGTAGCGACTGGTGTGCAACTTCAACCAGGCGATACTGTTCTTGGATTCTTTTTGGATGGCGATAATGCTCAAATTCCTGTAATTCTGGCAACATTTGGCAGAAGTTTTTCTGTTCCCTCAAAAACTTATCAGTCGCCATTTGTTCCTTTTACTGGATATTCTAGTAAAGTTGAAAAGGCAAAAGTTACTCCAATTCAATCAAATGAAGTAAAAGAAAATTCCAATCCATCGCCTGCAAGCGTCACTGAAGAGCAAGCAGCAGAAATAGCACAGAGAGTTGGATATCAAGTATTTTCTGAAAACTTTGCAATTGGAAACCAAATTCCATTAGCAAATACTGTTAAGAATACAAGAGTTGATAAAATCAAATCAATTGTCAAAAATCTTCTTCGTAAATTAAAAAATCTTCAAGGAAACGTAGAAAAAATAGCGCAAACAATTCGTGAAGCAGCAAATAAAATTGTTACTTTATGCAATGATTTGATTGGTGGACTTTTTAATTTTTTAATTTATGGAAATGAAGATTTTCCTGGTCTAATAGGTCTTTTAAAACAAGGATTGGATTTGCTTTACAAACTAGTTTTTTCTCAAGTTCTTGCAGCCACTGGTAATCCAGTTGCAGCACATCTTGCCGGTGTCGCTGCACAAGAAACAATGGTTTTGCCAGTTAAGGCACTTGAAGAAGCATTTGGATGTATTGCTGGTGCTGCAATTGAAAGTATGAAGAGTTTAGTATTCGATATTCTAAACTCCACCGTCAATAATGTAGACCGCTTTGTAAGTTGTGCTGCAGATCAATTTGCTGGCACATTGTTAAATTCAATCATTGGTGTGCTTGAAACTTTATTTGATGGTCCCTTGTCGGCAGTTGAGAAACTTCTTCAATTCTTCTCTAATTTCAATTTGGGAAACATTTTGAGAGAAGCGATTGGGTTGTTGTCTGAATTTGGTGCTGGATTTGCCTGCAATCAAAGTTTAGATAATTACAAAGGACTTGTAAATGAGTGGACGGTTGGTGGAGGACCTTCCGGTTCGGTTTCATCAACTGCATCTTCTCTGGTTAATACTTATGGAAACATTAGAGATATTACAAATATCATTAGTTCTGGTGTAGACATTAATTCCGTAACAGAATGCTTTACAGGTGCTCTACAATTTGCAAGCCCGCCAGTTATCAACATTTTTGGTGGGCGTGGATCTGGAGCATCTGCAATTCCTATCTTTGGAAATCTTGTAACAAATCCGGATGGGAATACAACTGCAAGTATCATTGGAGTTCAATTGACGAATCCTGGATCTGGTTATGCTTATTCGCCATTTGTTGAAATTATTGATGATGCAGATCAAGGATATGGTGCAGTAGCAAGAGCACTTATTAATGATAGTGGTCAAGTTGAATCCATTTATATGGTTTCTGAGGGTGAAAATTATTCTGTTGGTAACCTTGCAGAGTTTTCTGTCTTGCGAGTATTGGTTGAAGATGGTGGAGGTGGATATGAAGATGCAGTTGTCACTGACAATCTTGGAAATGAATACAACTCTCAGATTGTTGATGGTCGTATCTCTCAAGTCATTCCTCTAAATAATATCGTCGATAGTCTACCTAGACTTAACATAGAATCAGATACTGGATTTGGAGCAATTTTACGCCCCGTCATAGGAGCACTCAAAGAGACTGGACCTATTCCTGCTTCTCCGGATGCAGATCCTAATTCTCCCAATTCAGCAAATCTTTTTGCACAAGAGGTGCAAACATCCATAGATTGCCCGATATAAAATGGCAGAAAGAGATAAAAACATTTTTAAAAGACAACTTATTAGTTTTAATCCAAACTTCAGGATTGATACTGCAAACCCTCAGATGGGGTTGAGTGGTACGGATGTGTATAAAATTTATGGTGTCACTGATAGTGGAGATAACCAATCTTCAATTAGTTTAAGTAGTGGTGGGTTATTTTCAATTTACAATGACCAAACCATTCAAATTTCTGGCGGTTCTAAAAATCCTGAAGGAAGAGAAGACGTTGTAATCATTGGTAACAATGGAAATGTTTCCATATCAGCAAACGGAATGGTTCGTTTGTATGCGACCAATATTATGATTGAAGCAGAAGAAGATATTCATTTCAAAGCAGGAAGAAATATCACAATGAAGAGTGGTGCTGGTCGCATCATGATTGATGGTCAACGAGTAGACATAAAAGGAACTAGTGGAAACATTCCTTCTTTACTTGGAATTGATTTTACAAAAAAAGTTTTCTCTGGAAGTTTTGTTGGTATTGACTTTATTGATAATGCGGTAAGTGGAATTGTTGGCAACGTAATTAACACGGTCGTTGATGCAATATCATGAGCAACAGTCAATATTTCGGGCAAGAAACTTTTTTCAATGAAAAAATTAATGCATATGCGGGTATATCAGGAGATCTAACTGGCAATGTAATTGGTAATTTAACTGGCGATATTACCGGCAATGTAATTGGTAATTTAACTGGCGATATTACCGGCGATATACTTGGCAATGTGACTGGAAATATAACTTCAAGTGGTATTTCTACATTTCAAGATATTCGAATTATTGGAAAATATTTTGATGGTAGTAATACTTTTGGATCATCTGGACAAATTTTATCTTCTGATGGAACAAAGACTGCTTGGATTAATGCATCAGCCGCAAACGTTGGATCTGCAACTTCTATTGGAATTAATTTAGATTCAACAAATGCTTCGAGATACTTAACTTTTGTTGATGCTACTTCTGGAAATAATCTTGTTAAAGTTGATGCAGATCTAACTTATAATCCCAGCACAAATGCACTTACCGCAGGTTCTTTTGTTAAATCTGGAGGAACTTCAAGTCAATTTTTAAAAGCAGACGGATCAGTTGATTCTACTACATATTCTACACAAACATTTCCATCAGGAACATTAATGTTGTTTCAACAAACAGCAGCACCGACTGGATGGACAAAACAAACAACACATAATGATAAAACATTGAGAGTGGTGAGTGGTGCTGCTGGTTCTGGTGGAAGTACAGCATTTACTTCAGTGTTCGCATCAAGAACTCCATCAGGGTCTGTGAGTGTTTCTGGTTCTAATAGTGGAGGAAGTATTGCAAACACAACTGTTACTGGTTCTGTTTCTGGATCTAACTCTGGTGGAGGTGTAAGCAATACTACTCTGTCTACTGCGGAGATGCCATCACATAGTCATGGTACTACTACAGGAACTTTTCTTATTGATAATGGAGGTGGTGGAAGTCAAGGATTTGCTGGGGGTGGTACTCAAGTTCTTGTTACTCCATCTACTGCTGCTACTGGCGGAAGTGGCGCTCATGGTCACGGATTTACTAATCCATCCTGGTCTGGTTCCGTTTCAATGAATGCTCACAGTCACACATTTACAAACCCATCATGGAGTGGATCTGCATCATTCTCTGGGGCATCAATGGACTTTGCAGTTCAATATGTAGATTTAATTATTGCTTCTAGAAATTGATACTATATACTTAGTTAATTTAATTACTGAATATTTTGTCATTGTGAATCAATATTACATTAAAAAATTACCTGAAGGAGAATAATGAGACTCACGATTATTCCTGGAGACAAATATATTGCGATTGATAATAATGGACTACTCGATATTCAACAAGATTTAAACTGGATTCCATCAAATGTTCATGCTCTTCAATGGTATGATACTTGGGGTGAAGTAGAGTATAATGATGAAACACCAAATGAAAGAATAGAAAATCTTGGAATTTTTGAACAGGCAGTTGCAGATTTTAATAATGAAAAGAAAATTCTTCAAGATGAACTTGATGCAATTGAAGCAGCAAGAGACTATTGGGAAGAGTTGAGAGTTTTGAGAAATCAAAGATTGTCTGATTGCGATTGGACTCAAATGTCTGATGTTTCATTTACTGAAGAACAAAAAATTTCTTGGAAAAATTACCGTCAATTATTGAGAGATTTACCAGAAAGTATTACGGACCCCAAACAACTTGTTGTAAATCCAACCGACTCAAATTGGCCAATAAAACCTACTTATTGATAATAAAATGAAAATCAAACCAGGCAACTTTTGCCCACTGATTAAAAAAGATTGTATCGGACTTAAGTGTTCTTGGTATACTCAAATGAGAGGGACAAATCCTAACACCGGAGAACCAGTGGATGAGTGGGGTTGTGCTGTTGCTTGGATGCCTTTTATGGCAGTAGAAATCGCACAAAAATCAAATCAAACTGGAGGAGCAGTAGAAAGTTTTAGAAATGAAGTTGTAAGGGCAAACCAACAAAATCAACAACTTTATATTTCAGCCCTTCAACAAGGAGTTGTGCCAGCACAGATAAGACCTATGGATAACCCTATGAATATAATTGAAGGATCGACCGACCAAACCCCTTGACACCCGCCCCCAGCTGCCCTATAATATGGGGGTAATCGACGAAACCACCCCATGAGCACTGCACAAGAAACCGTCCAGGGCATTGTGATTGATGTATGCACCCGCACCTTCCTTCTCCTCAGCGACCAGGGCAGCGAGCGTTTGGTTGAGTGTGATACTGTAGAAGAGTTTATGAATGTGTTGGAAGTTGTCACCGCTCAACTTGACCCTGAGCAGATTGAGTATGCTGATCTTGCCATTTATGGGCAGTGATGCTATAGTATAAATATCGAAAAAACCGAATGGAAGTTTTCACAGTGGCAGAGTTTCAAGAACGTTTTGACGAACTAATTGAAAGAGTGGAAAACGGAGAGAGTTTAGGTATAGTAGACGAGAATGGTAGAGCAGCAGTTATGATACCTGCCGATGATGACCTCATACGAATACACACTGAGTATAATAACGAGGCATCATAAACGCAGAAGCGAGTGAGACTTGGTAGTCAGAGGAGTCTTATAAACTCTTTCCGCCAGATTAGCGGCTTTGACCTGGTTCGAATCCAGGCACTCGTATTGCTATTCTTTATTTGCGAATAGCGAATGCTCGTTTAGCCATCTGGTGAAGGCAGCGTTCTCATAAAGCGCCGTAGGAAGAGTTCGATTCTCTCAACGAGCACTTGACCACTACAACTCTTTGAGTTATAATGGTCTTATTGGCGGTGTAGCCCAATCGGCAGCAGGCAGTTGACTTAAAATCAATACAGTGCGAGTTCGAATCTCGCCACCGCTACTTAAAAGACATAGCAATATAAATAATAATGAGTTTTCCGTTTAAGTTATGTCTAATCGTAAATATACTGATGAGCAATTTATAGAGGCAGTCAAAACTTCCACGAGTATTAGACAAGTTTTATCCAAACTTAATTTAAAACAAGCAGGTGGAAACTATGAAGTTGCTCAAAAAAGAATAAAAACTCTAAATCTTGATGATTCTCATTTTACTGGGCAAGCACACTTAAGAGGAAAAACACACGATTACACTAAAAAACCTATTGAATATTATTTGACTGAAAATTCATATCACCAATCGCATAAATTTAAAAAACGATTAATAGCAGAAGGTCTCAAACAACATAAGTGCGAGTGCTGTGGTATAACGGAGTGGAATGGAAAACCAGCACCTATTGAACTTGACCACATAAACGGCAACCATCACGATAATCGTTTAGAAAACCTTCGCATCCTGTGCCCCAACTGTCACGCTCAAACAGACACCTACAGGGGTAAGAATAAAAAATAAATATAAGATATGGGAATTTTTCCTATGTCTTATCGTATCGACACTGCATACTGCTGGTATAACGATGGCAGTATGATCGTGAAGATGTATTTTATTAATCACATTCCTTTCACGTTTGACGAACTCCCAGACGGACATTTATACGATCAAGATCTTTGTAGAGCAGCAGATAAGAATCGTACATTTGAACCAGAAGACTTATATAGAAGTTCTTTCTATCTTATCGATGAAGAGGTGCATCCTTGCTTCTTTCCAGTTGAGTTAGAAAACCCTGAAGACCTTCCAGACGACCTTGAATTTGAATATGGTGGGGAAGATTTGACTTCATAAATAATAATGCTTTTGTTTGTGGTTATTCAAAAGTAAAGAATGGGAGCAGAAATGCTCCTTTTCTTGTATAAATATTATTACCACAAACAAAAAGCAGATGGAATACTACACTTACGCTTATTTGCGTGAAGACGGCACACCTTATTATATTGGTAAGGGTAAGGCAGGAAGAATTACTAATAATTTACATAGAATTGCTGTTCCTAAAGAAAAAGAAAGAATAATTTATTTAAAGAAAAATCTTACCGATGAAGAAGCAAGAAAGCACGAGATTTATATGATTGCTGTCCTTGGTCGAAAAGATTTGGGAACAGGTATTTTGAGAAATATGACTGACGGTGGAGAAGGATGTGCTGGTCGCCGTTTAAGTGATGAAACTAAAAAGAAGTTAAGTGATAGTCATAAAGGTAAGAAATTTACAGATGAACATAAACGAAAATTAAGTGAGGCAGCAAAGAAAAAAATATTTACGAAAGAACACAGACACAATATGAGTAAAGGACTATCGGGAGAAAATAATCCATCTTTTGGAAAAAAATGGTGGAATAACGGTATAGAAAATAAGTTAAGTAAAGAGCGTCCTGGCGATGATTATATTTTGGGATTTCTACACAAGTATTGGATGAGCAAATATAAATAAAACACAGAAGAATTTAATGGTGTGGAACCTTGGGATTAAATAAATTAGACAACTTTATCAAAAACATTGAAGGGCGTACATTATATGTAAATCCAAATGATTTAGACGCTACAGATTCAATTACAAATACTGGCAACTCTCTTGCTCAGCCATTTAAGACGATTCAAAGAGCGTTATTGGAAGCAGCAAGATTTTCTTTTGTGAATGGAAATGATAATGATTTAGTAGAAAAAACAACAATTTTAGTTTGGCCAGGTGAGCATTTAATTGATAACAGACCAGGTTTTGCAATTTATGATAATAGTGGAACTGCATATGCTGTGCCGCCAACTGGAGGAATTGGATCTCCTGCACAAGCAGTTTTATCCCTAGAATTAGATTCCAACTTCGATTTAACGCAAGAAGATAATATTCTTTACAAATTTAACAGCGTTACTGGCGGTGTTGTAGTTCCTAGAGGAACTTCTATTGTAGGTCTTGACTTAAGAAAAACAAAAGTTAGACCAAAGTATGTTCCAAACCCAACGGATCCTTTGGTTTCTAAATCTGCAATCTTTAGAGTAACAGGAGCTTGTTATTTCTGGCAGTTTTCATTTTTTGACGCAGATGATTCTAGTCTTGTTTATACTCACCCATCTTTCTTTTCAAGTAACTATCAGTCAGCACCAAGATTCTCTCACCATAAACTGACCTGTTTTGAATATGCTGATGGTGTCAATGAGGTTGGCACATATGGTCTAACAGACCTTGATATGTATTATAGTAAGTTATCGAATGCTTTTAATTCATATCGCCCAATTCCAACGACTGCAAAGTTTCCTGCCAGCACTGAAGATTTTGCAAAGAGAAATCCAGAATGGCAAATTGTTGGTGCCTTTGCTTCAGATCCTATTGAAATTGCAACAATTATTTCTGGTAACGGAACGACAGCAAGCACACAAGTTACTGTAACTACAACAGAAGCGCACAATTTAAACATAGGCACTCCAATTAAAATCAGAGGAGTTTCTGCACCAGAATATAACATTGCTTCAACTGTACAAGCAGTCATTAGTGATACACAATTTACGTATCTACTTCAAACATTCCCAATCACATTACCTGCTAGTCCAAGTGCATCGGGTGCTACAGTTACGGTAGAAACTGATACAGTATCTGGTGCTTCGCCATATATCTTTAACTGCTCATTAAGATCAGTTTGGGGTATGAATGGAATGCACGCTGATGGCAGCAAAGCATCAGGATTCCGTTCAATGGTTGTTGCACAGTTTACTGCTGTGTCACTCCAAAAAGATGATAGAGCTTTTGTAAAGTATGATAAGGAAACTAGAACTTATAATGGTGTCATTTATAACACCGTTTATGGTGGAGACTTACCTACTGGCGCTTCTCAAACAGATACAACAAAAGTCTACCACTTAGATCCAAATGCCATCTATCGTCATGGGTGGGAAACGAGTCATATCAAAGTAACAAACGATTCTTTTATTCAAGTTGTTTCTGTTTTTGCAATTGGTTTCAATAAGCATTTTGATTTAGAGTCCGGTGGTGATGCATCGATTACTAACTCTAACTCAAACTTCGGTCAAATTTCATTAAACTCTGATGGATTCAAAGCAGAGGCATTTTCAAAAGATGATAATGCTTTCATCACTTCTATCATTACTCCAAGAGATATTAGTTTAGTAGAAGAAGATATTGAATGGTTGTCAATTGATGTTGGTCTTACAACTTCTGTTGGCGTATCAACTCATCTTTATCTTTATGGATTAAATGCATCAGATAGTATTCCTGTGAGTGTTACTCAAGGATACCGAATTGGTGCAAGAGTTCGTGATAAATTATACCTTGCAATTGGGGCTACAGAATATTCTGCAGACATTTATATGGAGGATGGAATCACAAGTTCCTTCCACGCATATTCAGTAACAAATGTATCTTCTTCAATTCTAACTCTTGGAACTCATGCCATTCAAACGGGTGAAAAGATTATCATCAATAGTGAAACAGGAGATTTGCCAGAAAATGTAACCCCACATATCGATTACTATACAATTCGAGTTAGCTCTACTCAAATTAAACTTGCAACATCATTTACAAATGCTCTGAATAATGAAGCTCTGACTCTTTATGGTGGCACTCAACTGAAGGTTTATAGTAGAGTTTCTGATAAAATTGCAGGTGATATTGGATCGCCAATTCAATATGACTCAAGTGCAGGTAACTGGTTTATTACCGTAAATAGCGGTAACCAAATTTACAATCAAATTAATACGCTTGGTGTTGCTGGATTAAGTGAGACCACCGATCTCACTTATGTGAAGAGAATCATTGATGAAAGAAGTTTGGATGAGAAAGTTTATAAGATAAGAGCAGTTATTCCAAAAGAACTTTCTGGTGCTAAGGATCCAGAAAACGGATTTATTATTCAGGACTCAAGCACAACTGGTGCAAGACCTAATGATTTTACAAGAACTAGTATTGCAAGCACCGATTACAATTACAATAAGAATCAAAGATTCATTACAACTTGCACAGTAAGTTCTGGTACGGTTACAGTCTTATCTGAACTTCCACATGACTTAAATGTTGATGATATTGTCATTGTTAAGAATGTAACCGACAGCAGTAACTTAACTGGCACATATAATCGTGGATACAACGGAAGATTCCGTGTTGCTTCTGTTGTAAATGATATGTCGTTTACATACTCTACCACAGATTTGACTGGAAGAGTTCATACTCCAGGTGCTTCCAGCACAAATAATATTGATTTAAGAGTTACCGATGACCAAATTAGAGATCTTCCTCGTTTCGAAAGAAATGATATTCGACAAAATCTTTATGTCTATCGAAATGAAGTAATTTCTTCTTATGTTGAGGGGCAGCAAGATGGAATCTACCACTTGTATGTTTTAAATGCAAGTAACGGAATTCCTGAAGAGTTTATAAACCTAAAGTATTCGCAAAGTCCTGTGGATCTTTATCCCCAATTGGATAGAGATAATGTCAATTCCAATCCTCCAGCAGCAAAAACATTTGCACTTCGCTCACCAATTGGCGACACAAATACAAGCGACTTAAAGAAGAGTATTACCCGCGAAACGATTGATAAATTCGCAACATCTCTAGGAATTGGTCAATCAATTACTTCGCTTACTTCATCTTCAACAAGTGCTACTCTTACCTTTGGAAGAAATCATGGTCTCGGTGGTATTGCTATTGGTGCGATTACTGCTGGAGCATCATACAATAATGGCACCTATTATGATGTAAAACTCCTAAACACAGACCCAAGTCCCTCTGTTGGAACTTGGAAAGGTGCCACCGCAAAAGTAGTTGTAACTGGTGGTGCTGTTACTTCCGTTGATATTATTTCCGCTGGATCTGGATATACAAACGGAGAAGCACTCTATTTTGACAACACCAGAATTGGTGCTGGTAATGGTAACGCGAGATATACATTATCAACCGCCGGTATTTCTACAAGCATTGGTGATGTAGTTCAGATTACTGGTATTGGCACCACATCTGATTCTTATCATCGTATCAGTGCAGTTAATTCTGCATCTCAAATCTCTATTGCTAAAACTGCTGGAGATCCAACACCAGTTGTTGGTGAGTATGTCTTCATTGTAGGACCATCTGCTAGAATTACATCTACAAGTTATAGTTCAACAACTGGAATTGCAACATTCACGACAGCAACTCCACATGGATTGTTGGCAGGAAACAAGTTTAGAGTCATCGATTCTTCTAATAATAATGCTGGAGACTATCTAGTTAAGGAAAGAGTAGGCGTAACTACATTTACTGCGATTACAAATCAATCATTGAGTGTTGCAAATGGTCATGTATTGAAGCACGGTCTGTCTGCTAATGATGCGATTTCTGATATTAGAGAAGAAAACTTTGGTATTCGTCAAACTTCTTTTTATGGAAATGAAATTGTAAGACTCACTGCAGCAATTACAGATGATTCTGCTGCAACAACTCTTCAAATTTCTTCTATTACTTCGGGTATTGGAACTGGTGCAAGATTCTCAATGGGATCTTACATCCAAATTGATAGTGAAATAATGAGAATTACTTCTTCAAGTAATAATTCTCAATTTACAGTCATTCGTGGTGCTCTTGGAACAAGAAAAGAAACTCACGATGCAGGATCACTAATTCGTAAGATTGACCCAATTCCAGTTGAATTCCGTAGACCATCAATTCTTCGTGCTTCTGGACATACATTTGAATATCTTGGTTACGGTCCCGGAAACTATTCCACTGGTCTTCCTCAAGTTCAAATCAAGTCTCTTACTGAAAGAGAAGATTTCTTAGTTCAATCACAAGAAAGATCTGGGGGCATTGTTGTTTATACTGGTATGAATAACAATGGTGATTTCTTCAGTGGAAACACCAAAACATCTTCAACTTCAGGTGAGGTTACTTCATATGATATTCCAACTCCTACAGTAACTGGACAAGATCCTTCCAAATCCAGTGTTGTTTATGATGAAGTCACTGTTAAAGAAAGACTTCTTGTAGAGGGTGGTGATTCTGGTACGGTTCTTTCTCAATTTGACGGTCCTGTAACATTCAACAAACAAATCAGAGCAAAAGATGCTGTTACATTTAGTGGACAAGTCAGAATTACAAATACAACATCTTCCGATTCTGTTGGAAAAGGTGCTCTGACTGTCAAAGGTGGAGTTGGAATTGGAGAAAATCTTTATGTTGGTGGAAATTCTGTTTTCACTGGTAGCGTAACTTTAAATACATCTCTTGATGTTGATAATTTGAGACTGGACGGAAATGTATTAAGTTCTACAAATACCAACGGCAACATTACACTTACTCCAAATGGGTCAGGAATTGTAATAGTAAGCAGCGATTTGCGCGTCAATGGCAACGATATTCAAGCATCTGATGGTAACACAAACATTACATTAGCATCTAATACACTTACAACATTTGCTGGCGATATTCGTATTAATGGTAATGATATTCAGTCTTCAGCAGGTTCTGTAGCACTTAGTTTGTCAGGTACAGATGTAACAACTGCCAATAATCTCATTGTCACAAATGACCTGAGAATTAATGGTAATGATATTCAATCTTCCACCGGATCTGTTGCACTCAGTCTATCTGGAACAAATGTAACCACTGCCAATGATTTAATTGTTACAAATGACCTGAGAATTAATGGTAATGATATTCAAGCATCTGATGGAAATACTAATATTACATTAACATCTAACACTCTGACTACATTTGCTGGCGATATTCGTATTAATGGTAATGATATTCAGGCATCAAATGGTAATACTAATATTACTCTGACATCAAATACCCTGACCACATTTGCTGGCGATATTAGAGTCAATGGTAATGATATTCAAGCATCTGATGGATCAACCGCTATCAGTCTTTCGGGAGCAAATGTAACAGTTGCTGGAACATTAAACGTTAATGGAAACACAACTCTTGGAGATGCAATCACCGATATTACAACTGTTAATGGTGAATTAAGAGTCACTCAAGATATCACGGCATTCTATACTTCGGACCAAAGGTTAAAAGATAATATCACTCCAATCCCAGATGCTTTGAATAAGGTCATTTCAATCAGTGGTAATACATTTGATTGGAATGAAAAATCAAACAAAGAGGGTAATGATGTTGGTGTTGTTGCACAAGAAATTCTTGAAGTTTTACCGGAGGCAGTAACAACAAGAGAGAATGGATACCTCGCCGTTCGTTATGAAAAACTTGTCCCACTTTTAATTGAAGCAATTAAAGATTTAAAAACTGAAATTGATGAACTAAAACAAACAATCAATAAGTAAAATGCCCACTCCATCATCTGGTGCAATTAGTTTTACCGATATAACAAATGAATTTGGTATTGCCGGTACAAGGTCAATATCAAGATATTATGGTTTAGACGCTGGTATTCCAAACAGCGGTCAGATAAAGTTTTCAGATTTTTATAGTAAAATAATTAATGCTACAAGAACTATAGGTGCGGCTACAGATTACAATGCCTATAATGACCTTTCAAATGCATCTGTTACGGGTGGATATAAATCAATTGCAACGATTATTACCAATAATCTGCCAGTTAAATATTACTTAACTGTAAACGGAACAATAAGTGCATCAAACACTTCAACAACTGCCTTCAATACCGGCAGTTTTCCTGCAGGATCTTCACTCTATCTAACAAATAATAATTACATTGTGGGTGCTGGCGGAAATGGTGGAAATGCAAATGGTGGAGGGGGCAGCAATGGCGGTCCAGCTTTAACTTTAAATCTCACAACTTTCATTACAAATAATGGAACCATCGGTGGCGGCGGAGGTGGCGGCGGCGCAGGAAGCGGTGGTTGCTTTACTCAATGTCGGCAAGTTGGTTGTTGTGAGCAAAGGTGTGATACTGCCTGCGCCGATGGTGGTGGAGGTGGTGGCGGCGCCGGATCTGTTGCCGGATCTGGTGGATCTGGTGCAAATAGTGGTACTGCAGGAAATTTAACTGCCGGCGGTGGCGGCGGCGGCGGTGGATATTCTCAAAATGGGGCTGCAAGCGCCTCAGGATCTGCTGGTGCAAGTGGAGGAAATCTAGGGCAAAATGGTGGAAGTTCTTCTGGTGGCGGAGGGACGGCAGGCAACTATATAGTTAATAGTGGTTTTGCAACTTGGTTGGTAACTGGATCTAGATTAGGAGGTGTTGGGTAATGCAACCAGTAGAATTTAAAAATTTTAGAGATAGTAAAAATAAACTGCTGTTAAGTTATTGGACTATGAATAAAGGTGAAATATTCATCACCTGCGACTTATCAAAAACTAGTCTTGAATTGGGAGAAGATAATCAAATAGAAGATTATGGATGCACTTTTGCAACCGAAGGAAGCTTTACATTTCAAGAAATAGGAACGGATGTAATCGATACTGTTTATGCTGGAGACTCTTTTAATAGAAGACCACAAAAGGCAGTTTTAATAACTGCCTTAGAAGATAATTCAAAATGGTGCTATTCATTACATTTTAATAGTTTGTTTACCACAAATGAATCTGAAGGAGTGGAGTGGGAGTGTCCAAGTTCTGCAAAAACTTTAAATGGTGAGCAAATAAAAATATCAGCAGGAGAAACGATAGAAGTAGTTGATAAAAACAAAGATCTTTATCTTGCAAATCCAATATATAAATCAGAATTAAACACAATCACCTATAAAAGTCCTACTCAAGAAAATTTCACCAACCTTAATTTTGGTAAGTATTTAAGAATTAAAAAAGGTGAAGTTTTTGAAATTCAATCTGTCATTGATACTTATATTCCAAAACTTTATTATATTACTAGCCAACCATAAATAGTTAAAAATCTAAAATGGCAAATTATAAGAAGTCATTTAATTTTAGAAATGGAGTCCAAGTTGACGAAGATAATTTCGTTGTAAATGCGAATGGCTTGGTTGGAATTGGAACAACAATTCCAGAATCTTATCTTTTAAATGTTTATGGTGATACTAGAGTTATTGGACTAGTTACTGCAACGAGTGCAAAAATTGGTGACTTGAATGTTACTGGTGTTAGCACCGTTGGATTTTTAACTGCGTCAAATATAAATGCTTCTGGAGTCGTAACTGCAACAACTTTTTATGGAGATGCTGCGGGACTAACAAACATTTATGCAATTGCTGTTGATGGTTGGTATGTTTCTGCAGGCACTATTTCTACAACATCAAGTGTTGGTGTGGCGACAACCAATCCAACAGGAACTTTACAGGTTGGTGTTGCAGTCACGATCAATAATAATGGAAATGCAACATATACAGGAATCATAACTGCTGCAAGTTTTGCTGGAATTGGGTCAGATATTACTCAGATTAATGCCTCTAACATTTCTTCAGGAACTTTATCCAATCCTAGATTACCCCAAAACATCAATGTTTCTGGAGTTGTAACTGCTGCAAGTTTTGATGGAATTGGGTCAAACATCACTCAAATTAATGCTTCAAATATTTCTTCAGGCACTTTATCCAACCCTAGATTACCTCAAAGCATTAGTGTTTCTGGAATCGTAACAGCGTACAGTTTTGCCGGATTTGGAACAGATATTTCTGGAATCAATGCTTCAAATATTTCTTCGGGCACTTTATCCAATCCTAGATTACCTCAAAGCATCAGCGTTTCTGGGATCGTAACTGCCGCTGGCGGATTTGTTGGGAATGTAACTGGAACTGCAAGCACGGCACAATCACTAACAGGGACCCCAAGTATTACTGTTGGAAATATAACGGCTGCCAATTTAAATGCAAGTGGAATCATAACTGCCACTACTCTTGGTGTATCAGGACTTACAACAACCACAAATCTAGTTGCCCAAACAAGTATTGGAATTGGAACAACTAATCCAATTGGTGATTTGCAAATTAGAAATGCAACTGCTGCATCAATTCTAGTTACAAGTGATACTCAATCCGCACTTATTTCTATTGGAAGAAGCAATTCACTACAAACTTCCAATGGGGTATTAAGATTTGGAAATACTAACGTAAGTCAAGGATATAGCACACAGTCTTCTTTAGATATTATCAATTATGCTCTTGGAAATGTAAATAATTACTTGAATCTAGGTTCTTCTGGTGTCGGAACTGGTGCATTTAATTGGATTTATGGGCAAAATGCTAATACTCCATTAATGACTTTGACTTATGGAGGTTCTCTTGGAATTGGAATTACCATTCCATCTAACACTCTACACGTAGTTGGAACGTCAACAGTAACTGGAAATTCTTTTGTTGGTGGAAATCTTGGAGTTTCCGGAAACTTAACTGTTGGTGGAGTTTTAACAGCAAATAATCTTATTACAACTACACTGTCTCTTACGGGATCTTTAAATAACAACGTAAATGCAACAACAGGCATTTCAACATTTAATCGTATTCAAGTAAATTCTTCAGTAGGATTTACAACGATTACTACTACTGGAAACATTGGCATTCAAACATCTGCATCTTCAACTTATCCTCTTATAGTTAATGCCGGCACTACTGCATTCATAGTCAATTCACTTGGTGGCATTGGAGTTGGAACAAATGTATTCACTTATGCACCAAGTCTTGCATACGATGTAAGTGTTGATGCTGCTCGTGGTGTTGGTTATTTTCAGGGTGTTGGAGTTGGAACAACGACTCCAAGTTCTTTTGCTGATTTTAGTGCTGCTGGGTATAATGTTCCAACTCTTGGAAGTATATTCCAATTTATGATTCCACCTAAAGTCACAACAACGCAGAGAAATTCATTATCAATTGTAGAAGGTGGTTTGATTTATAATACAACTAACAAGAGATTAGAAGTTTATAATGGAATTGGTTGGTGTGGTATCGCTACAATTCCATAAGTCTTGATACTTAAGACACTTGACAAACTGGCACAGGGGGGTCGCAAGACCCCTTTTTTGCTGCTATAATATGTGTATTGAATTGAGAGATGATGTACCAACTTCGCCCTCACCAACAAGTTGCTCTGGATGCTCTGGCACAGCATCTCAAAGGTATCTGTGTGTTTCCTACCGGTGGTGGTAAGACCAACGTGGGCATTTTTGATGCTATTCGTGTGTTTCAGTCTAGCACCCCCAAGACTATTGTAGTGACGGCGCCGCGCATCCTCCTGGCAGAGCAGTTGTCTGCTGAATACCTTGAGTTTATCACTAATGCTTCTGTGATGCACATTCACAGTGGTGAGACTCATCACTTCAGCAGCACTCGTCCCAATGCGATTCGCACTTGGTATGAGCAAACTCAAGGTCACAAACTGATTTTCACCACTTACAATTCTCTGCAGCAACTTGCAAAGGCAGATATTGAGGTGGATACGATTTACTTTGATGAGGCACACAATAGCGTTCAACGTCACTTCTTTCCTGCTGTAGAGCATTTTGCTGCTGAAGCAAAGCGTTGCTACTTCTTTACTGCAACTCCCAAGTATTCTGCCACCGTTGCCAAACCTGGTATGAATGATGTTGCTGTCTACGGTAATATCATCGCCAAAGTTCCTGCTCCTGAATTGGTACAGGGTGGCTATATCATTCCTCCCAAAGTGATTACTGCTCCAATGCGTCTGTCCGTCAAGGGTGAGGATATTGCTCAACGGGACTGTGAGTATCTGATGCAAATCATTCAGGACAATCCTGTCGATAAGATTCTGGTGTGTGCAAAGGCAACTCGCCACATCATTGCTCTGCTGTCTGAATCTGACTTTGCAGACCAGATTGCCGAGCAAGGTTACTCTGTGCTGCACATTACTGCCAAGCACGGTGCATTTATTGATGGGCAGAAGGTCAATCGTGAGGTGTTTTTTGACACTCTGAATGCTTGGGGCAAAGACCCTGACAAAAAGTTTGTGGTCCTGCATCACAGCATTCTGGCAGAAGGCATCAACATTTCTGCTCTGGAAGCGGTCGTGTTCTTGCGCTCTATGGACGTTGTGGGCATCGGTCAGACCGTTGGTCGGACGCTGCGTCTGCACCCCCAAGACGCCGCTGGAATCCGCTCTGGCGCCATTCAGGCAGGCGACCTGTCGTCCTACACTAAATCCTATGGTCTGGTGGTCTGCCCGGTCTTTGACAAGGCATCTACGGGCACTGCGAAGGCAGTCCAGAATGTGGTGGACATCATCTTCAAGCAAGGTGAGGTTGCCGTCAGCATTGTCAGGCGCTGACTTTTCTGCTATACTACCTACACATCAGGAGAAACTCTAATGCGCTGCAAAGTCCAACTCTATGTCGCTGGCAAAGTCTTTGATGAGATTGTCGAGGCACGTGATTATGATGATGCCAGGCGGACTGCTCTAGCACGTAATCCAAGTGCTAAAGTTATTGGTGTGACCGCTGTATTCGGATGAGCGAAAACTTTCAGAAACCTTTTGTAGATCGTCCAGGAATCTTAAATCCAAAACCATCAGATCCACAAGGTTATGTCACTAAAGATGGTATGTGGGCAGCAGTGCCATTTGGTAAAAAGTTTATTATCATTCACAACGGACAGCAGGTTCATCTAGCAAACAATTACAAGTCCGCCAAAACCTACATTCAAAAGTCCGCAAAAGGCGCATCGGTCTCCAGTCTAGATCAATTTCTTGGTTAAATAATAAAACTATGAGACCTAGATGATGTCTTATTATGCTTGGTTTATCGTATTTGCAGTAGCGGCATACTTTATCGCAACAGATGATAGTATCGCTGCTGCCTTTTATTATGTGCTTAAGTTAGCAAAGTCTAACTATGAGAAACAAAAGTGGTGGTTGTTAAACAATCCACGTAATCCTGTGGTAAAATATTTAATGTGGCGTCGTTCTATGAAACTCGCAAAAGAGTTAATGGACGAATATAAAAATAAATAACACTACATCTGGTAATACATATGCTCTCTACGCAGTACAGATTGAGACTGGAAGCAATCTGTGAGAAGATTGTACTTCATAAAGAAGTAAGTTTAGAAGATATGATCTGGGCAGAGAAACTTGCAAAGGCAAATCGCTCTGCTGGAACAATGCTCCGCCAGGCAAGACGTAAAGCGGAAAATCCCAATATGGATGAAATGGATGATTTCCTAAACTCAATGGATATTGGTGGTTTAGGGCACGAAAGATTTGGTAGAAGAGGTTTTGACAACCCAGATGAACTGCATGATTGGTTTAAACGTGATGATGACGAAACCGATTGGCGAACAAGAGATTGACAATATCTGAAAAAACCTTTATAATACCCGCATATACACTCTGATTATGGACTACAAACCCTATAGTATGGAATGGAGTCGGCGGCGGTATCTTGCCGAAGCAATCCAACAATACTTTGATACTGATGCGTCTCTGGATGTTGTCCTGGACGATATTGTGAGTGTGCTTGAGGAGAATGTAGAGCACCACAAGAGTCGTGCCGAACGCTTTCAGGAAGTTCTGGATGGTCTGAAATCTCTTCCTTATTGATATGAAACCTAACTTTCGTAAGGTATTGGAGATGGCACTGGAAGAAGGTGTCCGTTATGGATACAATCGTGCCCATAAACACGTAGAGAACCCACACGAAGATGCTGTGGTTGATTGTGTGGTTGATGGTGCGATGAACTCTCTGTATGAATGGTTTGACTTTGAGGAAAACAATAATGAGCAGTAAAACTTATCTACAATATGTCGCAATCCCTGCACTTGCGTTTTTTGTGTCCGCTATTGTATCATATAATCTGACACCAGAAAAAACACCACACCATACATCTACGGTCTCTGGATCTTCTGGTGACCTTAAATGCACTACATCTTGTGTTATTAAAGAGCAATGAATCTAATTAAATTTAAGCATCGCTATGACTTTGGACACGAAGTTTATGTTCAAGTTGTTAATATTAAACGATGGAGTTTGTTTCAGTTTTCTGTAAGTTGGAATGATTATCCTTCTTCACCTTATCTTCAGATTACAATGGGAAGTAATGGTCTTTTAGGTATTCTCTTCTGGGCATATAAGTTTGGGTTTGATATTGATTTGCTTTCCCGCACTTGGAGATGGGACCATTTAGAGGAAGTGGATGAAAAAGAGACTGATTATCTTGGAATGGATGAGTGTTGATGAAGAAAAAACTGAACTGGTTTGAGTATTACTTCGGACATTGTTTCCAGACTGGTTGGAGAGAGATCTGGAACAACTTTAAGATGTGGAGAGATCTCATCAGTGGAAACTATGCTGATTATGCTCTGCTGAAAAACGACGATCCATATGAAGAATGTTATCAGTGGTTCTGGTGCAGCATTAATATGGATGAAACATATCCCAAAGAGTTTCTAGAATATCTGATGGAGATGTGTGATAGGATTGATCGTGGTGAAGAAAAGGTCTATCCACTTGATGAAGACTTTATGAATAGACTTAAAGACCTTACTGGCGATGAGGACACTTTGGAAACTGGCACAGAGGACGTTGAAGACGCCTCCTGATGCCCTATAATACCATTATACGAAACGCCCCTATGACTCTCAAAGAGAAGAAGGCACTACTCAAACGACTTGAGCAGGCAGGCACCACTTGTATGGATTGTGGTCAAACTTATGGTGTTTATTCAGTCGGTTGTTCATCTGTCTGGAATGGTAAATGTGGTGTCTGTGGTGAAGAAAAACGGGTGACTGAATCCCGTGATTTTGCTTACTTTATTACTGGTATTCGCAAACTGAAACTGGAGATCCAAAATGAGAAGAGTAACCGTAAGACCCAAAAGCAGCAAGGCGAAGAATAGATTAGCAAATATCATGGGAAACAATCCTGTCTGTATTGTAGAGCAGGACACTGGTGGTGAGTTATTCTTGGCATCAGAAAACCGTAAATACTTTTTTTGGGTTAGTACAAGAACTGGAACTAATCGTTTCGGTGACAAATCTGATGCACACTGGGAGGTGCTCTAATGAATTACCTTTGTATTGTTGATGGACTCATAGAGTACGCTAGCACTTCTGAAAGTAGTTTTGCTCACTATCAGTTAGTGTATGCCGAAGAGCACAAAGATGCTGATGTTCAGTATCTGACTCTCACTGATGAAGAGTATGATGAAATGTTCCCTTATGAAGAGGAAGAAGAATGAGATTTCGTAACATAGAGTTTCGTTGGAGTAAAGTCAACAACAAGTATGAACTCGTCAAGTGGTATACTCACGACTCTGGTGATAGTTGCTATGTCGTTGCTTTCTTCAATAAAAGCACAGAAGGCTATGATATGAGAACCATCGGTACTAGGTTCTTTGAGGATAAAGATGCTTGGGTTGTAGGTAAATATGGTTTGGAGTTTCTAAATGCTATCTCTGCTATTCAAAAAGAGGAAGATGAACTGAAATAGGACACTTGAAGAACTGGCACAGGAGCATCCCACAGGTGCTCCTTTTGCCTTATAATGACTTCATAAGAAACAAACCGATGAACTACGAAACTGACATCATCATTCATCAGTATTCTTCTGATGGAGATTTTTATTACAAACTCAAAGTCACAGATGTAATGAATATGGATTACTACTATGAGGGTAGTGCTCTAACTCTTGATAATGTTATGGAATGTATCCAACTTCACCTCAAACAACACCAGAACTGAAATGAAACGCAACAACTTTGATTTTATGGATGCTTGGACTGTTTTGATTGTTGGTACTGTTGTTTTGGTTCTTCTTGCTGCTCCCATCACAGGAGTTATGAAAGTCATTACAACTCAACAAGCACTCAACGAACAGTGTGGGACTAACTACAACTTCTTCCAAGTTGCTACTGCGGGTGATAATCTTTCCCGTCTTTGCCAAATCAAAAATCAAAC